ATTAACAGCATTAATATTTGTAGAATTATTATTTACTGCAGTTATAGCAGTACTCATTCCTGCAACAGTAGTTACATTGCTAGAAATTCCTGCAACTGTTGTTATGTTTGCATTTATTCCTGCTAATGTAGTTATATTCGCATTAGCACCTGCAACTGTATTAATATTTGCTGAATTAGAATTAACTGCGTTAATATTTGTAGAGTTACCTGCTACTGAATTTACATTAGCTATATCTCCTGCTACTGAATTTACATTAGCTATAGCAAGACCAACTGTATTTACATTGGCTATGTTAGTAGCAACTGTATCAATCTCTGAAGTTGCTTCGTTTAAATCATCTGCAACAGTTTCTACTTCTGAAACTGCTTCTGCTAAATCATTTGCTACTGCTACTACTTTTGTAATATCGGTTGCAACAGTATTAACTGAAGCAATATTTGTTGCTACTGTGTTTATGTTTGTAGCATTTGATACTGCTGAATTTATATTTGTAGCATTACTATTTACTGCATTAATGTTTGAAATATTATTATTTACATTCGTTAAAGCTGTTTTGTTTGCTGAAGATAACCAAGTGTTTTCTAAATAATTTTTTGTAGCCGCATCTTGTGCGTTTACTGGGTCAGCAACATTTTTAATTATTTTATTTTGTGCATCTATTTTATCATCTGTTCCTATTCCAATTTTAGACTGACTGTCATCTGAAATTTCTTGTGCAATATAAAAGTTTTGGTCTGCTGACTTATCTAAATCACTTTCTGTAAGTACACTTCCATCTGTGAAATCTACTAATCTATTATCTGTTGGTGTTTGTCTTTCAATTCTAATAACTGCTGAATTTGCAGGTGCAGAATTAAAAGTTAAAGTTGAAGAAGAAATAGTGAATGCTGTTGTTGCAACTCCACCTATATAGGCTTTTATATGAGTGCTATCTATAAATGGAAAAGTTATTGAGTACTGTGTAGTACTACCATTACCTGTGTAGGTAACTTGGGCTAAGTATGACATATATTATTTACTAAATTGATAAAGTGTTTGTATATCTGATGGATTTATTTCTATTCCCATCTGCATTTTTTCTAAATTATTGTTTACGCCTTTAAGTGAATGAAGCATTGTGAACTTACCAGTATCATCTTTGGTACTCTTAAAGTTTTTAGCGTCTTTAATGAGTATTTCCTCAACAGCAGTATGATAATCTTTAATAATGCTTCTTAAATACTTGGCTTTTCCACCATTATCTTTATTAGCTTTATCTATTGCTATTGGGTCACTTAATTTTTTATATCCGCTAGAAGTTATTGCTATCTGCAATGCTTGGTCTAAAGATTTACCACCAATTCTAACTTTTCTTAATAATTCTTGTTGTCTGTTGTATGCAGTTTGACCTTTATCATTAACAAATAAAGTTAAATCTACATTACCTCTTAAAAGTTCTTTCATGCTTGGCATATTCACACCAAGTCTAAATATTTCATCTGCTACTGGGTCTGTTTTCTGTTCTTTTTCTCCGAATGGATTAAAGACACCATTAATTAATCTAGTATTTTCATCACCCTGTATTCTTAAAGCATTACCTCTGAAGTCATATTTAAATTCTACTTCTGCTGTACCTGCTCTTTTTCTCATTTCATCTGCAATACTTTTTGTATCTCTATAAAATGGGTCATTAACAAATTTTGCATAAATATTTGGAATGAATGAACCTGCTTTTTGTTTAGCATATCTTCCCCATTTGCTTGGGTCATCATCAGTTATAATTTCCATGAAGTCAGCTAAACCTTTTAAATAAGTTTTAGAAAATAAATTTCTTGTAACTGCTGAACCCATTGCTCCAATATTATTTGCAAATTTATCACCTGCACTTAAATAATCTCTAGCGTCACCACCTTGTTGTGCTAACAAAATCATTATGTTGCTTCCATATCTTGCGGCAGTTTCATTATCCATTTGGTCTCTGAAAGTATGAAAGTCTATTACTAAACCAAAGAATGCACCGAATGGGTCAAATCTTCCAAACTCTCTATATTTATAAGTTTGTGTTTCTTTATCGTAATATCTAAAAGCATAAGGAACTCTACCTGATGCTTTCTTTAAATCTTTTAATTCTTTTGATTGAGTTAATTTCTCACCTTTAATTTGACCTTGAACACCTGTTATCTGACCCTCTGCTACTAATTTGTTTGCAAGTATCATTAAACCAAAACCAGTTGCTAATTGACCTCTAGCTTGTGCCATTCTTTCAACACCACTTCTTCCAAAGAAATCATCTCTAAATTGTTTTCTTACAAAACCTAATGGTGTTCTATCTACTACGTTCAACATTAAGTTTACTGGCGTTCTAGTAAATGGAAGTATCTGTTTTAAAATTGGATATTCATTTGTTGTATCTGCAATTCTTTTAAAGATACCATTTAATTCATTTGTATAAGTACCCTCCTCTGCCATTCTAAGTACTTCTTTAATTCTTGCTCTACCAAACTTATCAAAACCACTTTCAAAATTTTCTACAACTGCTTGTTCAAATTCTGTAATTGGTTTTTTAGTTTTAATATCTGATGCTACAATTTTTGTATGACTCTTATTATTTTTAACAGCTTTATCAAAAGCCCATCTTTCTAAATGAGTTCTGTATTGTATTTGTTTGAAAAACTCATCTTCTGCTTGAAGAAATCTACTAGGTTGTCTAACTATTTTACCTGTTAAATTAATTGCTCTACCTGTTAAACTTGTATCTTCTACTTCAACACCATCTACTTTTTTAGTTTTCTTAATAGCTTTTTTAGGTGTATCTAATTTACTTCTAGAAGTTAAAATTCCATCTTCTTTCTTTAATGCTATTCCTGCATATTTTACTGCATCTTTTAGGTATCTACCCATAGATATATAAGTGCCTAGTGCTTTAGAACCCTCTGCTCTTAATAATTTATGTTTAGCCGAATTACCTAAATATCCTGTAAGTGAACCTACAGATTTTTCTAATGGTCTAATAAACATATTAAACAAGTTAGAAGTCATGTTTATTATGTGAGTTTTAGGATTAGATAAAAGTGCATTAATCCAAATTTCGTTTGCTATATCCCAAGTTCTATTTGTTCTAGCATAGTCTAATACTTTGGTCATATCAGCTTCACCTGTAAGACCCCACTTTCTTATAAACTCATCAACATCACCACCATACATTTCTAACTCTTTTAATAATGCTTCTTGTTCTTTTGCTATTTGAGTATTGAATGATGTAGCTTGTAATCTTTCAGTTCTTGCTATGTTAGCACTAATACTTTCTTTACCTTTATTAACTAAATTAAGTTTAGGTATTATTACTTTAATAAGTAGTTGTTTAGCTTTAGGTTCTTTAGAAGCAACCATAGCTAATCTTTTAGAAGTATTATTTAAAAAACTTCTATAAGCATTCATAGCAACTACTGTTGCAGGTGCTTTTCTAATGTCGTCAGCTAATTTTAAAATATCAGCTTCTAATATATTTTGTTTTCCCTCATAGAGTTGTCTAGCCTGTCTTTCTACCATCTCATCAGAAACAACAATCTTTTTATCTCTAATTAATTTATTAAATGTTTTAGTAAATGCTTCTTCACTAATTAAACCATTTTTATCTAGTTCAATTATTTTTTTAATATTAAATTGACTGTCTATATTTAAATTTTCTAAAAGTGCATCAAAGTCTTTACTTTTAATATCACCATCAAGAAAACTTTTTTGTGCAGTCTTAAAAGAATTATAAACCGCATCATCTAAATCTTTTTCTAAATTCTTTGAAATATCATCAGCAACTTCATCTTTTAATGGTCTATATTTTTTTAATACTATATCTTCATCAGCAATTTCGCTTAATGCTTTTTCATCTTCAGCTAATTGTTTCTTATTAAATGGTTTTCCATCTGCTTCTGCTTTTTTAGCTTTGTACCATCTAAAGGTTCTAAAAGTTCCCTCTAGCACTCCGCCTAAACCTGCACCCTCTAGTGCATTTTTAAATCTTGCTTCATACCATTTATCATCTTCATCAGACGCTAAATAATCAAATATTGGATTTTCTAATGATGGTGCGTGTTCATTAATTATATCTACTAGTCTTCCAGTATTTTCATCGAATGCTTGAAAATCTGCTATCGAGCCTTTTGCTACAGACTTAGCTAATTGTCCTGTTCCTGATACTGCTTTAACACCTTTTAAAACTCTACCACCAGTAAACCAACCAGTTAAGAACTGTGAAATTCCTTTTGTAACATTACCTGCTACTGTATCTGGGTCTCTTTCAAAGTCTGGTAAGGTTAATTTTTTATCAATTAAACCTTTTTCTTTAGCTTCATCATAAGAAAGAATTTCTGGTTTTAGGTCTGCTAAATTAAATTTACCATCTCCATCACCAAAACCAATACCATAGAAACCAGTCTTTTCTCCTAAAGTGTCACCCAATTGCTCTACCAGTCCTATTGTTGACTGAACTCCATCTCGGACACCATCTAAAGCACTAAAACCAATATCTTTTATTGCACCTCTCTTATTTGGGTCTACTTTTTTGAAATATTTATCTATTTGCTCGTCAGTTGTTCCATCAGGAAATTGGTATGATTTATTATTGAATGTTTTAGTTATCATTGTAAGTCTTCTGGGTTTACTATTATTGGTGTTGCATCAGTTTCGCCAGATATTGTGACATTGCCATCAGTTAAGCTGTTACCATCATCTGCAAGTGCTTTGTCTAATACTAATTGATATGATTTTTTTACAAATTCATTAAACTTTTCTTCTCTTTCAGTTGGTGACTCAAATTTATCTGATGGATAGTCTTTTAACCATTTTCTAATTGTAGCTTCAAACTTCTCATGCTCGACAGAACTAATCTCATCTGTTCCAAATTTCTTACCTTTATTTGCTAAATCAGCAAAACCCTCAACTTTCTTTTTAAAGAAACGATAATAGTCGTTAGCTAATAATCCATCTTTCTCAGTAAATTTAAAATCCTGAATTTCAGCTTTCTTTTTGTAATAATAAGATTTTTCTACGCTCGTAACACTATTACTTAATAATTCTAATGCTTCATCATATTTACTTTCTTTAAGTAAATTGTTTATAGTTTCATCTACATATAAATCTGTTTGAGAATCAAAACCTTGTTCTCTACTTTCAAACTCTTTAAATATTTTATCTTTTTTATTTCTAGAAAATGTTTCCCATTCATCACTTTCAGTAGCATCACTATATGTTTCATAATTATCTGCATAATTTGATGCTTCAAAAGTTTCTATAGTATTAGCTGTAGTTAATTTTGTAGCTTCGTCTTTTTCTTTTTGTAATTGTCTGTCATCAATCTTTTCTTTAATTTCATCAAAATCATTTTTTAAACCTTTAACATTAGCTAAACTATCTGTTCCTAATTTTACATGATTAGGTAAATCTCTAAGTAATCTTTCAGCAAACTCTAAGTCTTCAGTTGTAGTTGCCCACTCTTTTAAACTTTCTAATAAATAATCTTGTGCAGTAGATTTACTTAAACCATTTTTAACTGCATCTTTAATGAATGCAGATATATCAGCACCCATTTGCTCATTACTAAAATTTTTATCAAACTTACCTTGAATACTTTCTTTAAAACCTTTTTTATAATCCTCACCAATCTTAGACATTTGAGAATTAACATGAGTATTAAATAATGAATTTCTTGTTTTAGATGTTTCACTAAAGAAACCTTTCTCTAACTGTAGAGCATCAAAAGTACCTAGATTGTTATTAGTTATAAAATCTTTTAATTGGTCTTTATAAAACTTATCAAAAGCATTTGGGTCTGGGTTATCCAGTACTTTCATCTCAGAATACTTTCTGTAAATGTCTGCTTTAAATTCGTTTGCTTTCTTATTTAAAGTTAATTCTTTATATTTCTCTATGAAGTATGGATTAGCTTCTTTAGGTATTTCACCTTTTTTAACAGCTTCATTAAATCCGCTTCTATTCTCATTAAATTGCTTTAATGCTTCGGCATCATTTACTTCTTTCTCTTTCTTCTCAGCGTTAAGTGCCATTGCTGTACCTGCATTATTCACAAAGTTGTCTATAGACCTAGTAAAAATATCTATAGATAAATCTCTAGGTTTTTCTGGTGGTACATAGAATAAATTAAAATCTGTTGACCTAACTTCAGGAAGTTCTGGTGTCAGGTTTAAAGTTGTCTTTTTTCTAGCCATTATATCCAAGTACCACTAGATGTATTTTTTTTCTTTGCTTGTCTCTTGTCGTAGTTAGTCATTAAACCCATATTTTGTTTTTGCATTTCAATGCCATAATATGTGTTAGCAACATTTCCTACTGCTGAAGCAAATAACATTGCTGAATTAGGTGGTGAAACATAAGTTGATTGTGACTCTTGACCAAACTGAATGGCTTCCATGTTTCTATTATATTGAGAAATATTAATATCTAAGTTTCTAGCTAGTGATGCTTTGTAGTTACCCTCAGTTCTATAGAAGTCTGCTAGTAAAGCCTGTGTTGAACCTGAAATAGCTAAACCTGCTGAACCTGCACTAGTCATATATTCTGCTCTAGCTTTTCTTGCTTTTAAAGTAGCTTGATAACCTTTCTCTTTAGATTGCATTGCTACTTGTCTAATCTTTAATTGTTCTGCGGCATATCTTTGAAGTGCATTCTTTTTAGCAAGTGCATTCTGTCTTATCTGTCTAGCTTGTAAATCTTTTTGGGCTTTCTTCTGTTGCTGATATTGTAACAGCGAAGACCCTGCACTTAAAGCTACGAGTGCGACTTGTGGTGGTACACACATATTTTTACAAACTCATAAAAAGGTTTTTGATTTACTCCATAATTAATTTTTCTTAAAAAAGTAAAGCCACACCACTTCAACCAACGTAGATGTAATTCATTTCTACAATCAACGTAGTTCCATAGTAATTTGTATTTACGATTTAAAAGGTTTACTACTTTTCTACACTCTCTTAAAAAAGAGAAGCGTATTTTATTTATTTCTGGTGTAGCTAATAACCAGATAGCGCCATCTTCAGAGACACCAAAAATTCCTACAGGAATATTTTTAGTATCAACAATTGTTAAACATATTTCGGCACTATTAAAACTAATTTTTAATGCTTGATAAGGATTTAAACCATAGCCATCTAAGACTTCTCTCTTATCTTCGTATCTTAATCTTGGTGCTAAATAATCTATATCTTCAGGAATTGTTTTTCTAATTCCATTAAACTCTTGATGTTGCGGTAACATAATAACCTTGCCAACTTGCGTTGATAAAATTTGATGGTAAATGACTGTCGTTCTTTACTGTTATTGCAAGTTTGTCATTCTCTGACTGAACTGCAAAAGTATAATCACCATCTTCAAGGTTTACTGTTCCTAATAATCCTGTTCCTGTAATTGTGCCTGTATAAGTGGTAGTAGAAGTATCTCTACCTACTGGTTTTACTTCTGTAGTAAAATAACCAGTATCATTAAAAGAAACATTCCAGTTTCTAATCTGTAATCTACCCTCTTTTACTGAAATTCTTGAACCTTGTGCATCAGAAACCTGTATAAATTGCTGAGAAAATGTGAATTTAAACTCATATTTTTCACCTATAAAATAGTTCTGTGCAGTTATATCTCCTGAAATAACAATAGAAGTACCTCCTGCTGTTTGAGATACGATAGCTATTTCTTGTCCTGCTTTATTACTAGCACCGCTTTTACCTACAACTTTCATTGTATTTTTTATTTGGTATGGAAGTGTAATAGTAGTTTGATTAGTTCCTGAATTATAATTTTCTGTAATTTGAGTATTATTTAATTTTCTATCTAAGTGAGTTAAATAAGTTTCACCAGTATCAGTTAATGCAGGTGATATATCTAATTTTTCTAAATAAACACCATCACTTCTTTCATTAATTATAAATAATTCATTCTCAATAAAATCCATATTAAGAACACTATCTGTTGTAGCTGTACCGAAAGTCCATTTACTCCATGCACTTTGTAATCTTCTATTTTGACTTACAAAATATTGATAAACATAAAGAGCATTATCTTCATCAGAACTTAAACCTACTATAATGTTTTCAGTAGTAGCACTAGAAAGTTTAAAGACATTAGCAGGAATATACTTAGGCACATTCGCTGTAATATCATCAGCTTGTTTTGTATCTGTATCAGACGCAATGAAAAGTTCCCTAACGCCTGTGAAATTTCCTTTATTGAAACCGAAATATACATTACTTCCTGCTCCAACTGGTTTAATATTTTTATCTGTTTCAAATTCTGTTGCAACATTGATTGCTATATTTTCAGCAGTTAAAGTTGCTCCTCCTTTTAATATAAATTGTGTTTGGTCTGAGAATAAAAGTAATTCTTCATCAAAACTTATAGCGTGTCTTAGGATTGAGACTTTTGTGTGCGTACTCGCAACATCTAGCGGAGATGTATCTAATGTTTGTGTTACAGTCTCAGGAAAGAACTCATAGAACTCTCCACTTCTAGACATAATAACATTTTCATCTGCTAAAAAGCCCAATCTATTTCTATGAAAGAAAATATCATTTAGTTTTCTTCCTACAAAAGATGGATTAGGTACACTTTCTGTGTCACCACAAATTCTTGTTCCCCATGTTGGTACATCATAAGAAGTACTCGAAACAGTATAACTACTTCCATCTACTTGTGTGAAACGAAAATTACCATCAGCAGTTCTAATAAGAATGTGTGGCATTGTAGCATTGTCTAAAGTAGTTTTAGTTGCAGGTGCTACAGTTTCTTCCCATAGGTTATCTGCTGTACTAAATTTTACATAATAATCATCATAACCTGAGTCACCATCACCTGTTACTTGAACAACTTGATTGTTGACCGCAGGTACAGGTAAATCAGAAAAACTTTGAACTTTATCTTTAACTACTTGTGATGCGTCATTTCCATAACCATCTGAACAAGTTACTGTTAGTGTTCCTGAAGATTTAACAATTGAAAAACTACTGTCTCCAATATTTGTTAAAGTAATATTACTAGGGCTACCAACTGCACTTTTAAGTCCATCTCTAATAGCTTTGCTATCTGTGCTTGAAGACGAAAATGTTGTAGTCGTTCCATCAATAGTTATTGAATATGGTGTACTATTAACACCTTGTAATACTGTATAAACAGCTTGTTCTACCTTTGCCGCAGAAGTCGTTGCCGCCATTGCAGTAGTAGTATTTTTATTAACTACAAAAGTATAATCTGCAACAGTCATACAAATAAAGTCCTGTTTTGGATTAGAACTTGATAAATAATTAGTTGCGTTTGTTTGGTCTACAACTGTTTTAGCATTTCCATTAACATCATAGACAGCAATATCCCCATTAGTAATAACCACAATGTATCGTTCATTAGAATCCCTATTGATTGTATGAATAAAAGCATTACCAAAAGAACTACTAGATAGCTTTGCTACATATTCAGTTGATGGTCTTTTTTTCAAACCCTCGACAACTGAGCTGAAGCCATTAATTTGCTCTGTAGCCTGACTGTTTAGTCTCAAGACTTCAGGTTGTTGCGAGACTCCTTGTACTAAATTAGGAATTGTACGACTAACTAGAGCCATATTAATTACCTCTTAATACTGTGTACGCTTGTTCTGGTGCATCAAATATTGAATAATCACCAGTATGTGCTTCAGCTTGTTTAAGAATACTTAATGCTTTTGCTTCATCTGTAGATGAGAATTTATGAATTGTATTTGCACCTAAAGTTCTATCGTGAAAAATTCTTGCACTTCTTATTGTAATATATCTTTTAGCTTGTTCTGGTATTTCATCAAAAGGTAATAGATATACAACAGTTGCATCATCAAAATCTGTATCAAAAGTTTCTTCATTCTTTGCAAGATTATAAATAAAATTATTTCTTTGAACTATATCGTAACTTGCTTTTGAATATTTTTTTGGGTCTATTTCAATTCTAACTATGTTTGTAGCTAGTGGAATTTTGTTATTAGTGTCTCTTGATAAAGTGACTTTATAATGAGTATTAAAATGCCAACCTTGTGATTGAACTTCTCTAGCTATTTCTGATAAAGTATTTTTAGCTATTGTTCCATCTACAGGTAAAGAACCACTTAAAGTGTTCAAAGGAGCTTCACCAATTGTAGAAAGAATTGTATTTACACTCTCTAATTCGGAAGTTCTACTTTGTGTTGTCATATTATTTTAAACACAGGCGGAAAGTGTCTGTGTTACTCTCCGCCTATGAATGGTTAGTTATTATGCTTTCGCTATTGAAACAACTGACTCAGGTCTTAGAATGTTACTTCCCATAAGCATTCTAGCAGTCATTAGACTACCGATTCTTCTTGGGTCATAAGTAGATTCCATTACTAAATCTTTTCTTTTGATTGTTCCTATCGCACTCTTGTGCATAACAACAGCAAACGTATGAGTAAAATTACCATTGTAAGTGTTGTTTGTACCAGAGATTGAAGCAGATAAGTCAGTAGCATAAACTTCTTGTGCTGTGTTTGATTTTACAATCGGCACACCACCTATAGAAAGAACAGTTCCTTTACCGAAGTCACCATTCTCTTTAGAGAAGTCTCTGTTTACTAGTTTATCTACGTTAGCTAATTGGTAGTATTGGTCTGGTCTTACGATACATACACGACCATCACTAGGAACATTATTTTCGTCTAGCTTTTGAATTGCTTCAAATACGCTATCTATTAATGATGTTGCGTTAGTGTGGCAGTCTGCATCTGTAATTTCAGAACCGACATTACCGCCAGTAACATTAGGTGTAGTCACTCTTGATGCTAAAATTGCTAGAGATAAAAGGTGCTTATCAACCTTATTAGCAAGTGCAGAAGCCATCTGTCTAGAATATTCTGCTCTTACGTCATAATGATTTTTAAGTTCT